CAAGTCGTTAGAAAAGCTGAAAAAGGTACAGCAATGGATTCTTCTGTGGTTACATTTCGTGATGGCATAAGAGCAGCTTATACAGCACGCAAAACAGAAATAGATAACTGTGCAGATATAGCAGCTTTAGAAACTCTTTATACTTGGACGGAGAAAGACGGAGTTACCTCACCAAACATGACACAATACCCTAAAGACCCTAACGACAAATGAAAACAATAATTGAAAAACAACTTGTTGAATGGAGAGAAGAGCTTGCTAGTCAAAAACAAAAACAAGCACAGGCAAGAAGAGTTTTAGAAGAAGTGAATCAAGCTATTTTGATGATTGAGGGCGGGATACAGGCGAAGGAGTCATTATTGAGGAAGATCGAGCAAGAATCCCTGCCAACAGGTACAGTGGAGCTAGGGAAACCACAAGGCAAAACGTCATCAAAGTCAAAGGCATAGCCAATTTCAACAGAATTTCTTTCTTCATTATGTTCCAAAAAATTTGTCAGATAGCCTCATTGTTGTCGCTTTTTCTAACCTTGTCAATGTTAGGCGGCTCATATTACGCTTACAGATTTGTTACGTCAGAGCAATTTAAAAGTCAAGTTATGAATCAGATACTTACTGAAGTAAGTGGGTCTATGGGCAAAGTTTTAGATAAACAACTTCCAAAAACTACAGGCGTTTCTATTCCTTTTAATGGAAATTAAAGAAGTAAAAATAAATGAAATTAATATTCCAAAAATACAAGTTTATGAACCTCTTATACCTAAAATAAAAAAAGTTCCTAAATTAATTGTTGATTATCCAGCTTGCGTAAAAGTACATAGAAATAACTTAGTAACAGAAATTGATATTGATAAAAATGGAACAGTTATTAAATGTGGCGTTGAAATGCCAAGTTATGAACCTTTAAATTATACTCCTAATGACTTTACATATACACAATCAGAGTTAAGTAATAAAGCAGAACCAGAACCAATAATACAACCAGATTTATCTAAATTAGTAAAAAAAGAAAAAGAAGAATTATATATACCTTGCCCTCCTTTAAATCCGCAATTTATGAAAGGTGATTACAGAAATGACAAAAGGATTTCAAGATTCGATTCTTACGAAAGAATAGAAATAGATGGTGTTATTGAGTGTGTCGAAAACTGGAAAGAAGTACCATTCAGAGAAAGCTTTATTGGTACGCCTCAAACTCTTATTTCAACTTCTTTGCTTGGTGTGGTTGCTGGTGGCTCTGCGCTTTTGGCTCCTGTGATAAAAAAGCTAATTTCCACGATATTTAAACAATTAAAGAAAAAGATTTCAAAAGATGAAAATACTAATTCTTAAGTTTATGTGTATGCGGTATAACTTGACCCATCTTTTCTGTAACTAGAACATCTGCGCAAATAGAGTGATAAGGACTTGATGGATGATATTGAATACCAGCAATTTTAAGTTCACCGCAATTTTTTAATCTTGCTAATTCATAGTCTAATTTTTTGTTATTTAATATCTGATTTTGTATTTTTTCTTGAGTTGTAGCAGATCTCAAGCAAGCATCTTGATAAGCAGAACCTAATGGAATAGAAAAGGTAGCAGCTATCCCAAAATTAATTCCAAGATTATCTCTGTTGGCTGAGTAGTTTTCTTGATGATAAAGTATTTCACCAGCATTAGTTAAGTTTCCTGAGTCATCAGTTGCCATGTTATACACTGGCGTTGTGTATCTTAAGTCTTGAGGTCGCTTCTGGTTAAAAGTAGTAGTTACAAATGGACTGATCGTTAACATTGAGTTTTGGCAAACTATACCTCCACCAAACTGAGACTCAATGAGATTACCCTGTAAGACCTGCACTGCTTGATTGGAAACGCTTGATGACGACTGGGCTACGGGAGCAGCAGTTGACGAGGTGTTTGCTAAAATTGGCTGACCTAAAAGGCTTGCTATTACTGGGAGAAGACTGTAGTAGTTTCTGTAACTGACTCGCTTTGAATTGTCCTTGTAAGATCGGTTATTCTGCTTACTGAAGGTTGTTTTATTACCTCTGTAAATTGAAAAGAAGCACCGTTTTGATTTAGATTCCAATTTGGGCGAGTGTTTAGATCTACCTGTTTCCATGTATAATCTTGACCGTTTAAGGTAGTTTGTAGATTAGTGTAGCTAGGATTAATATTACCGTCAGCAGTAACGCCCGATCCAGATACGCTATATGTAGAACCAGAAAATTCAATTGTTTTTATCTGTTCTGTGATATTTGTGGTTGTTCGAGTAGTAGAAGTAGAGGTTCCTTGAGAAAAATTTGGTACAACTGGTATTGCATATAGTGGATTAGATATTAATAAAACAAATAAACTTAGCCATTTCATTAATCTAGTATTGAAAGTTCAGTTACAAATTGACCTATAGCGGTAGTGCCAGCACCACCAGCAGTTACTGTAGTCAATCCAGCACTTGTTACAGTACCAGCTAAGTTGCCAGCAACACCGCCAGAATAACTTGTTGTTTTTGAAAAAACAGGTAAGTCAGCTATAACGCCTGCGGAAACATCTACACCAGAACCAACAGTATAAGCCGCATCACCAGAAATAAATGACTCTTGGAAAGAAAATGCACTGCCTGCTGTATTAACGTCATAAGCACCAGCATCTAAAGTAGCTGCTGCTGTAGCACTAGCTGGGGCAACTAATTTGCCAAAATGATCGTCAGCAGATGCAACCTTGATATTGCTACCAGAAACACTGTATGTACTAGCACCACGTTCAGCAACGGTATAAGCACCATCTACTGTAAGTTGCGTTGAACTTGTCATCTTATGAATCAAATCTGCGTGTGCAGAAGGCATAAGTAATGCTGCAAGAATTAAAAACTTTTTCATTTGATACCAGCTTTGTTATCCTTATTATCCACTATAACGTCTTTTGGTTTGTTGTTATTTTTACCTTTTATAGACAGTCCTAGACTCGCAGTTGAAGCACTAAAAATACTTGCAATAAATGTCGGATCAAAATCTACAATCTTTTTTCCGTCTGGTGGTTCAATGTAAGACAAAGTTAATAAAATAGCAGACCATAAAAGAATTGTAACTTTTACAATATTTTCGAGTTTGCTAGGCTCTTGATCGTCCATGAGATTAAGGTTTCTTGTTTAATACTGGCATCTTAGCTATGTTTGGAAAAACAGACAAATCAATGATCCGTATTCTCAAGCCTATCCTTTTGACTTTCTGCAAAACAAACGCAGTCAAAAAATTAATTCTTGACCTTTTGAAAGCTTTGGTCAAAAGCACAGACAACACAGTTGATGACAAAATCGTGGCAATTATAGAAAGTAAACTATGGCCTGATCTTAAATGATGGACATAATCAAAGCCCTAACATCTACTTACAGCCTTGAGGGTGAGTTCGAGGTGCAAAAGTCTATTCAGTTCATACAGAACTTGGAAGATATAGAACTACTTAAGCCTTATGCAATAAAGCTTTTACAGACAAATGCAAAGCAAGCTCATTTTGTAAGCACTTCACTTGATATAATAGCTTCACAGCAAGCGTATATTTATAAACTAGAAAGACGATTAGACAAGAAAAAAGCGACCCTTTGGGATCGCATAAGATACGTTTTGCTTAACAAAAAATCAGGGAACTAAATCCTTCTCTGTAATATCAAACCAACTAGCGGACTCAATGACATTTCCAGTTTCGTGATCTGTTCTTGTTGTTTCACAAAATTCATAAGTTCTTTCAGATTCTGGGTGGTAAAAAATCTGACCTACATAGGGATTTTTTGGAAAAGTTACTAAGTACATAATCAAAAAGGTAAATCCTCTGGAAGTTCACGCTGATTTGCTTTGACGTTTACAGTCCTCTCAGAGGCTGGTTTTGGGTTCATTGGTGCAATCTTGCCTGAGTTGCCCCAAAGGCCGCCCCAGATCGAAAAGCCAGCAACTTCATCATAATCTGATTTGCTTTTATAAACCCTTATCTTAGTATCTTCGACATGAGCATTGTCTACCATAGTTTGTAACCAGTTTGCCATTTTCATAGCTTCATCAACTGTTAAGTCAATAATTACGTTTCTTTCTGGTGCGTTTTCTTTATCGCTGTTATTGTCAACGATTCTTAGTTTTGCGTTAAATGCGGTGTTAGCCATAGTAATTAAAAAGGTTCAATAGGTGTAATGCCGTTTGCTTCTTCCCAAGCAAGCACTTTATGTAGTTCATAACGCACTCTGGGATCTCCGAAAATGGCTTGAAGTTTAGAAAGTTCGTAGAACTCAGGGCCATACCCTTTGTATCTCCATTTTCTAATGGTTTGAGGAGTTTTGCCATATCTTGAGGCTAGTTGCTCTGTTGTGAAAAACTGGCTCTCAGCTACTGTCATGTTGTAATTACCTCCTTTCTAGTTTTGATTAAGTCGCAAAGATCGTTGTAATCGTTTTGCGGGATTTGTCTGTTAGCATAACGCACCTCTAAAGACTCAGCACATTTATCAAGCCTTTCTCTGGTGTCAGCCTTGAGGATTGCATCTTTGGCAACTACTGTAAGGTTTTGAGTAGAGACTGGAGTCCTGTCTTTAACAGATGATTTAGTTTCTTTAGATCCAACTATTTCATTGCCTGTCCAAAGTTCTGAACCAAGAGAAAAAGTGAAAGCTGCACAAGCACATAAAGCTCTGCGGTGAGAATCAGTAATATCTCTTGAAGAAATCCTATCCCATTTGATCGGATTGTTTCTGTTATCCATAATCGGATAAGGGAAAGAACTTGTTTTGTTACCTTCTGAATCTGTAAAGTACCCCATCAGAAAGCCTGTTTCGTCAGGTGCTTTCCATACGGCAAGATTTGAGAGAGGGTTTACAGGCGATTCTGGAGGGAGTTCTAAATGAAAATCCCAGCCTTTTGCGTGTTCATGGAGATAATTAGCAATTTTTGCCCATGAAACATATTGATATTTACCTTTAAAGAAAATATCTTCTGGTTGAATGATTCCTGTTAGTAATGGTCTAGTCATGGTGTTAGTTAAAGCCATTTTGGCGGTGTAAGTGTTTTAATGCCCTCTGGTGCTTGATCTGTATATCCAGCCCAAATGCCTGACTCTTGAGCGTTTTTGATGTCAGACAAAGTTTGTTCTTGAAGCTCATATCCACGCTCAATAAAATGAGGTGACAGTTCATATACTCCCACGCTGTATGGGAATACCTTTTCAACAGCAACAAAAATAAATCGCTTTTGGCCTGTTCCCTGTAAATAGTGAGCAGCTTGTAAATGATATTTGAATGAAGCAATAGTTCTAGTAAATACATCAGGCGCAGCCCCACCTTCGCCTGTAGTTTTGAGATCAATGACCATATCATCAATCACATAATCACAACGGCATTTGCATTGCAAGCCTGTTTCCCTATGCTTCCACCAGTAAGACTGTTCTGCTAATCCTCTAGTATCTCTTAAAGTATCTGAAATAATGTATTTGTTGGCAAATTCATTATTACAAAGAGCCTTATAAATACCAGTAAGAGTATCCATTTCTGGAGTTGTAAAAGTTTCAATGCCTTTTTCTTGCAAAGCAAGTGCTGTTGCTTTACCAGCTTTTGTTCTTTTATCGTCTAACAAAGCATAAGAGTTAGAAAAAAGTTCGGGTTCTAAGCAGTATTTGTGGCACATTGATCCAAACTTCATTGCTGGAGTCGCAATTCTGGGAGGATTGTTCTTGCCATACTTGTAAGTATGAAAAGCCTGTAAGCCATGATCTATGGCATATTTCAA